AGCGTCATCTGGATGAACGGACTCTAGCATTTCAATAAAAAGCATTTCTCTTTTGGACTGAGATGCAATAGGTCGGCCTCCCTCAATAAACATATCAAGCTTCTTAACTAACGAGTGAAGACGGGTTTCTACGCTAACAGGGTCATTAACCTGAAAAGGAGGTTCGCCCTCAGGCAGAAGAAATTTAATTCCTGGATGAAACGCCCCCTGTAAAACTGTTCGTATTGCAAAGCTTTCATTTTGCTTTAAAAAAGCTGCCTTGTTCTCATCCGACCCCTGGCTAGAAGCCAGTTTAAATACTTCAAATACACCTTTAATCATTTTAAAATTCTCCAATGTGTTCCATTAAATTCTTTAGTTTCTTTTCGATAAAATATCCGAATAATTTATTTCGGTTATTAGGTTGCACAGCATACTGCTCTAAAATATTTATACGTATGTCAGCTGGGGTACAGTCGAGATCAACTAAGGTTCTGTTACGTTTAAAATTACGATCATGGGTCTGATCTTCAAATGTCCATTCACTGATCGGCTTCTTAAGATTTGCATTAATAATCTTTTGCATGGTTGAATTACGCAATGGAGTCTGACGGCCGTTAATAAAGCAATCATCTTTAGAGCTAATATTAGGTACCCCGTCTCCTCTATCCCCTTTCATAATATGCTCTGCTAGAAATAGTTCTGGCTGCGAATGCTTAATCCATTTCTTTCGTACTGGGTCATATTGTGATACGTTTGAATACTTTTGTAGTTGCACGAAGTCTTTATCACCACTTAAAATGAGAATCGGACCTGTGCCAGGGCCTAGCAGTGCCCCGTACTCTTTGCACAGCGTACCAATAACATCATCTGCTTCGGCGCCGTCGACATGAATATGGGTATATGGAAAATATTCTTTTAGTTCATCCCTGATGGCATTTAGAGAAGTAAAAACACTATTCCAATCTAGTTGTGATTCTTCTCTAAGTTTTTTTCTATGGGCTTTATAATAGGGATATACATCTCTACGCCAGGATTTTTTTCCGTCGCATGCAATAACAAGCTCTCCATATTCAGAGCTAAATTTATTTCGATAACTTCTAATACAGTTTAAGACCATATGTCGAAGTAAATCTTCTTCAATTACACCAGATGCGTTATTACCAAGCTGAGCCATAAGGCTGCTAATTATAACCTGGTTTAAATCTATAATAATCATATAATACTCCTTTCTAGCGTATTATTCTAATAGCTACAAGGAGATAAGGCAACTATTCAATATCGTCTTCTGATTCCATCTCAAATCTAATATCCGCCCCTTCAAATTTAATAACTTCTTCTGCAAAGCTATGTAGAAAGTGCTCTCGTTTATATGCACGAGCAACAGCCCCTTTTATTGCCTCGTGAATTAAGATCATAGACTTTTGCATATCTTTGTCTACAAATAGATCGCTTCCTTCAGGGAACGTACTTTCAAGTCTGGAGAATAATCCCATTGTTAGATCAAGAGATACATCCACTATCATTTCATCCAACTGATCTTGTAATTCTTCTTTTGATTTTGTTATTTTAGTTGGAAATTGTAAAATATCGGCCATAATAATAACCCTCCATTATTATTTAGTGGCCAAGAAAAAGGGGGCTTTCGCCCCCTTCTCCTCTCATTTTATTAACTATTAAAACGAATAGACTAAGTCAAGCATTAGACGCTTAGAATCAACAGGGTTAATCTGTCCAATCTCAGCATCATAGTATGCACCACGTACTTTCCAGCCGTCAGCAAGTGCATAAGCACCGCGAACAGCTAGACCATCATGGGCAACAGCTCCGCCGGCAAAGTCGCTATCTGACCAAACACTTGAAAGAGCATTTAGGTCAGACTTTTGATTAAGAATGCTTACTTCCCAGTCGCCTGGATTCTTGGCATTTCCTAAAGTAACACCATATGCTGTTGCTGTATCAAGTCTGTTTGCCTTGTCATTCTTGACCTGCTGTACAAAAACTTTAACTGGCATGCCAGCTACATCTTTTGCTGCAGAAAGCCCAAGAACTTGAAGATCAAACTCTATAGCGGATGGACAATAAGGTAAAAACGGTGCTGACAAAGGTATAACACATGCATATGTTGAATATACCTTCTGCTGCAACAAAGCAGCACTTACGTCTAATGCTACATCGCCGACTTTCTTTGTTAAGCCAACTTGTAGCCCGTCTAATTTACTGTCATCGGAAACTAGCTCTTCGGTTAATTTAAGCTTAAACACGTTTCCGTATAGGCCGCTATCATGCTTTAGTGCAACTGCCAACCCTTCTGGTTTAATGTCTTGATCAAACATTAGACCTTCAGACTTCCATGGTTGATTCATTTTACCAAGTGTTACCTTAGCAAATGGTGCAGCTGCATATTCAACATATGCTAGATTAAGATTAATGTCCTTAAGTGAGTTCTCTCCGCCCATATCATTCCATGTAGACTTTGTGCTACCTGTCGTCAATCCGAAAACAACTTTCGTCTTGTCGTTGATATCAGTCTTACCTTGTAACTGAAGACGGAAGCGATCACGATCAGTTTCAGTATTGCCTACTTCGAATTGATCGTTACGGTAACCGAAATTACCGCTTAGCTTCACGTCAGCTGCTTGCGCAACTGAGAACATTGTACCTAACATAACATATGCTAAAATTGCTTTACGCATTTTTATCTCCTTGTGATACCGTTATTACGGTTTAAAGTTTTTCATATTCTTGACATTATCTCTTGTTTTAGCAAGATCTGTTTTGTCAAGATTAACTAGACCACGGTCAGAAAGATAACCTTCCTCACCAATAGCCTTTTCACTAACATACTCTTCCGTAAATTCTCTAAGGCCAGGAATTGACACTAAGTGCTGCTTCTTGACATAGATATACAACGGACGAGCAGCTGTATATTTATCAGACGAAATTGTATCAAAAGAAGGAAATACACCATCAATAGATAGACCCTTAATCTTATCAGCGTTCTCTTCTAGGAAAGAATAACCAAAGATACCAAGAGCATTCTTGTTAGCAACTAACTTTTGGGTGATCAAATTATCATTTTCACCTGCTTCAACATATGCACCATCTTCTCTAATTGCATGACAGGCTTTCTTGTTCTCTAGCGGGCATCCCGGTTCCATAAACAGCTCATGAAAACTGTCCCTAGTACCTGATGTTGGGGGCGGGCCAAGAACTTCAATCTTAACATTTGGTAAAGATGAGTCAACATCTTTCCATGTCTTGTTAGGATTAGCAATCATGTTGCCAGAAGCATCCGGAATTGTTTTTGCTAGAGCAAGATATACTTGCTTCTTTGTTAGACCTGATAGTGGGCCTTTCTTATTTTCAGCAATTGTCAATCCATCAAATCCAATTTTTACTTCAAGAATGTCTGTAACGCCATTCTTTACACAAGTTTCAAATTCAGTCTTCTTCATAGCACGAGATGCGTTTACAACATCAGCGTGCTGGGGGCCGACACCGCCACAAAACAACTTAACACCCCCACCAGTACCAGTCGACTCAACCTTAGGGGTCTTAAACTTACCAGTTCGACCAAATTGCTCTGCTACAGCAGTAGTAAATGGATAAACAGTTGAAGAACCAACTACACTAATTTGATCTCTTGCTAAGAGCTGGCTATTTGATAACAATAAAAAACTAAGTAAAAATATTTTTTTCATAAATCCTCCTTATCAGTATTTAACACATAAATGTCTTAAAAAAAGATGAATGCTACAATCTTAATAAAAAATTCATCTTTTATTTTTCTTAATAAGAAGGCTATTTAACATATTGTGCCATTCTGAAGCACGCAGATCCCAGTTGTAAAAAGCATCCACATATTGTTTTTGAATAGTGAGTCTTTTTGCAACTTGAATATTTTTGTTTGGATCACTTAGCATCTCCATGCTTTGCTTTAAGGAGGCATAAAAAGCACTAGCATGATGTTGATGATTTTCTTGATACTGGTACATGTAAGTCCAATTAGCTGACGTTTCCGGAAGAGCGGCTAAACTTGAGTGCACACACAGGCATCCAGCGGACATAGCTTCTAGTAGGGCTATACAACTAGTTTCTGGCCAAATTGAGGGGTACGCAAAGATATGAGCTCTGTCTAATGCCTTTCTAACTACTTCGTTAGGTTGATATCCATGGTAGTTAATTTGCGGATGTTCTTCACATTTTTTAAACAGCTCTTTATAAGGCTCATCCCGCTGTGGCCATCCGTAAGCATTGAAGGATGAATATACATCCAGCACTGCGTGTGGGAATTCTTTAGCAAGGTGTTCAAATACTGGAACCAAGAGCTCTAACCCTCTATGCGGGGTAGTGTGATAGATGAGCCTTAGTTCTTTAGCTGGGTCTGGTTTATCTATTGTTGTAAATGGTACAATAGCATTTCTAAGCACAATACCTTTTTCAAATGGTACGCCCAGATAATCTCTGTATTGTTGTTGCTGCCAGTATGACACAAAGACTAGCTTGTCGAATTTGTCCCAGCCTCCATTTTTTAAATGTTGGGACTCCGGGTCACCGGGAAGATCATGCAACCAATAAACCTTAATTTTATCTTCATGAAGTTCCCTAACACGCGAAGGGATAATTTGAAAGTTACTTGCTAGATCTTTGTCTAGTCTATCGTATAAGGCGTACTTCATTAATTCTGTGCCGCCCATAGCTTTCTGATCTACTTCGTTTGATTCAATATTAGAATCATCTGTAATTACTAATTTCATTCTTTAATACCTTTTCTGCTTCTGCATCTACTACTCTTTGTCTAAGTTCTGTAGTAGAGAAGGAATGTTCACGTTTGTTAAAATAAAATTTTATACCCCGCTCAATACATTCATTACGTCCAGTAAACTCTCTGTGTTCGTATTCGTTACCTAGAATGCGAATATTAATGGGGTACGCTAATAGTATATCAACTAGATCTTTTTCAGTAGCATATACTACTATCTCATCGACATATTTGCAAGCCTGAAGCTGAACATAACGTTCAAAAATACTTTGAACTGGCTTATTTTTTTCTTTTCTATCAATAGTAGGATCAGTCTGAAGACCTACGATTAAATAGTCACACTGTGAACGGGCCTCTTTAAGCATTATAACGTGCCCGGCGTGAAATAGATCAAAGGTTGAGCACGTGAACCCAACCACCGAATCATAACGATGTTCCATGTTATACCTTTTTTACTGTGCCGTCACTTTGAACGTGCCATGCCTCAAAATTTATTTCTGGGTGTTCTTTTTGAATTGACTTAAAACTTGTAAGATTGTTCATATCATCGTCAAAAAATCTTACTCTTTTATATAACCCACTACGCAAATATTTTCTTAAAATTGCTTTTTTATTTTTAGGGCTAGATCCTAATCCTAAATTACCAGCCCTCTCAATATGTAATTTATCTGTATCTATTCCATGGGCATTTAAAGCTCTCAGAAAGATTTCTTTATTATCAAAATTAGCCCTAGCAGTAGAAATTATAACCTTTGATCCAGAAGCAAAAGAATTTTTAATAATTGCTTTTGCTTTACCTATCATTTTTGAGATAGGAGTAGAAGTTTTTTCAAATACTTCTGAGCTTCTGAACTCACCGTAATCAAATGACTCACCTGCTTTCAACTTGTAAGAATTATATTCCTGATTATTAAGAGAAGCTATAACCTTACCATTTTTAAAAACCTTAATTTTAGCTTTAGTATGAAATAAAGTTTCATCAAGATCAAATATGGTTAGTCCCATACCTGCATCTTCATATAAAAAAGCTTTAAATGAGGCTAATTTCATTCTTCTACTGGTTGTACAACAGATTTAATTATCGTCTGCTTTGTACCACCTTCGGTAAGGTTAATCCATTGTAGAAAAGCCTTACACCCACCGAGGTGATTATCATCAATAAATATTTGAGGTACCGACCGCACACCTGGAACTAGTGATTGAAGTTCAGAAAAATATTCGGCTGACTCATCTACTTTTTTAATAGTTACAGTTGCTTCTAGCGTGCTAGCTGCATTAATGGCAGTCTCACAGAAAGAACAATTATCCTTGCTATAGATTGTAATATTCATAAGTTCCTTTATTTATATTATACTTAACAAAATATTATATACTATAAAGTATTTTAAGGCAACTTTTACCTAAATACAGACATTATATTATAAGATATTTAGTATTTTCTATTGTTGATTGCCATATTATTTTAATAACTAGGATGGCAAAATGCAACAAATTAAAAAACTAATTCTTGCTCTACTATTATCGGTAGGCGCAATTCAAGCGTACGGTCAAACAACAGAAACTGTATCAACAGTTAATACAACGTCGACTGTAAATACAACGACTACATCTGATACGACTTCGACCAATACAAA